GAGATGCAGTAGTTGTAAGACAACAGTCATTATTTTCAATTTCTCATATTCATGAGCATCTTTGGAAAGATAGTAATTTTGATAAAATTAAGAGTACTATTAAAGATGCCCAGAATTCATTCCTTTCTGGAATGAGTGAGACGATTGTGGGGACAGCGAAAAATTTGACTGTTTTATTTATTGCTGCAAGTACGGTTGCTTTATTAGCTAAAATTGCTGTTGGAGTTTCTGCAGAGATTATTTTTAAATTGTTACATTTTATATATAGTTTTGTTTGCGGAGATTATTTTAGAGATAAAATTGAAGACAGCGAAATTGCTACACAGCAATCGTATATTAACGATAATTTAACTATTCCGTTTATACCAGCGATGATTCTTGAGTATATTATTAAGCCACCCAAAAATATTCTTTCGATAATTTGGGCCAGTAAAAATACTGACCTTATTATGCGTCGAATAGGTTATTTGGGTGATATTAAAGTAGAAAGAGGATTAGAACGTATTATAGAATGGATGCGAACCGTTCTAAAACGCGTTCAAAACTGGTATAAACAGGAAATTTTAGGATTAGAGATACAACCAGATCTTGATGATATAAACCACGAAATTGTTCGTTGGAACGAAGAAGTTGATGATATCCTTAAGAGTTATTATGATGGTAGCTTCGTGTGGTCTGAGACTACGTGGAGTGTAATTTATAATATTTACTCTAAAGGATTGAAATTTACTCGTTCCACTGCTTATTCTAAGTGGAAGAACGATGTTTGGAAGATAGTTTCTAAATTAGGAAATATTTTAGAACTATTTAAGACTCATCAGCGATCTGGTACTAGTATAAGAAATCCTCCAGTTACAATTTATTTGTCAGGAGATACAGGAGTAGGAAAGTCTTCTTTGACTTACCCTCTTGCAGCAGAAATATTGCAAGAGATTTTTAAAGAGGAGCAATCTCCTGTTGATTTAGAAAAACATTGGCAAAGTTTGATTTATATGCGAAGTGCAGAACAAGAATTTTGGGATGGATATGAGAATCAATTAGTTACAGT